GGTCATCTGAAAGCTCCGAAATTATCTAGCGTCAGTTGACATATGTAGTTAACAAGTTAATTATAATAAGTAAAGTAGGTTAACAAAAAAGCAGTATGTTGATTAGTCTTGCAGAATTAGCAATGTTGAAAAACGTGTCTAGGGCTGCGGTTACAAAGAAAATTAAATCTGGAAGATTACATGGTGCAGTTGTTAACCACAATGGTAGAAAAATGGTTAACAAAGAAGAAGCATTTAGATTATGGGATATGGCTGATACAAGAGTTGTTACAACAGTTAAAAAAGAATTAAAGCAGAAAATAGATAGTTTACCTGCTGATTCCATACCTGATTTTGCAGAAAGTAAAGCTAAAAGGGAGTTTTATTTAGCAGAGTTAGCAAAGTTAGATGTAGAAGAAAAGAAAAAACAGTTAGTTAGTGTTGATGAAATAAAAAAAAGCAGTTTTGCAAAAGCCAGATCTATAAGAGAAGCATTAACTAATCTTGCAGATAGGCTAAGTCATCAATTAGCAGGTGAAGATGATGCAACTGTTATACATAATTTATTATCTACTGAACATAGAGAAGCATTAGAGAATTTAGCACAATGAATTATTATCAAGGAAATCTATTCAGTAATGAGGATAAAATAAATCTAAGAACTTATGTTGGTCAAAAAATTGGTCAAATACAGGTATTATGTCTAACAGGCTTTATTGAAAAAAAAGCAAATGATCGTATATCGCAAACAAAAAGAATAAAAAATTATTTATGCTTATGTGAATGTGGTGAAAAGATTGAAAAAAATTCGGATCAACTATATAAAATTAAAATTAGAAGAGATACTCCCCATTGTCGAGGAGTAAAACATAATTCTTGTTGTAAAATAGGAGATATTCTAGGTGATCTAAAAGTAATAGATATTGTTGATAAAGATGTAGAGATAGGAAACAGACCTGTAAGTAGTTTTCAAAAGTCAGGTAATTGGAAAATTGTATGTGAATGTTTAATCTGTGGTAAAAAAGATGTTATACGTAAATTTTCAGAATGGTACAAACATAAAAGACTAATTAAGCAAAATCCAAAAGCATATATTAATTGTGGTTGTTCACACCCTGCATTTAAAAAAGGATATACAAGTAAATTAAAACCAAATACATTCAAACATCTATATAAACAACTAAAAAATATTGAATACAGAGCTAAAAGAGAAAATATACCTTTTAATTTAGATATTGAATATTTTATTGATAAAGATAATAAGCCAGATGGACAAAAAACTGGTTATCCTGAATATTGTCCAATATTTGGTATTAAATTAAATCATATACAAGGTAGTGATAATATGGCTAGTTTTGATAAAGTTTTACCTGAACATGGTTATGTTAAAGGCAACGTACAAATAATTTCATATAGAGCTAATAGATTAAAAAGCAATATGCATATAAAAGATTTTGAAAAATTTATTGAATATATAAAAAATAATACTGCTATAGATACACAACCATCAAAATTAGATTTTTGTGAACATATAGCTACAGGTTGGGGTGATGATATAAATGATGTAAATAGTATTGAATGGAAGTTTTATAGATAATTATGAATGCATGGGAAGAAGGCTTTATAGCAGGTATTAAACCAGAAAAACCATTAAGTGTTAGTGAATGGTCGGATACTTATAGAATCCTGTCTAGTAAAGCAAGTAGCGAACCAGGTAAATGGCGTACAAGTAGAACACCATATCTAAAAGAACCTATGGATTGTTTAGGTACACAAAGTCCTATACAAAGAGTGGTGTTAATGTTTGCTGCACAGACAGGAAAAACTGAAGCACAAAACTGCTGGTTAGGTTATGTAATAGACCATGCCCCTGCACCTATGTTACTTGTACAACCTACTGTAGAAATGGGTAAAAGATTAAGTAAGCAAAGATTAGAAAGTATGATAACTGATACACCTTGTTTAAATGAAAAGATTGCACCAGCAAGAACAAGGGATAGTGGTAACACATTATTTAGTAAAGAGTTTCCTGGTGGCATGATGCTAATTACAGGAGCAAATTCAGCAACAGGACTGAGATCAACACCATGCCGTTATATAAGTTGTGATGAGGTGGATGCGTTCCCATCTGATGCATCAGGTGAAGGTGATCCTGTAGCACTTGCGGAAAAAAGGGCAACAACATTTAGTACACGTAAAAAAGTATTACTTACATCTACACCTACTATTAAGGACTTTTCAAGGATAGAGGCAGAATATTTAGCATCAGATCAAAGACTATATTATGTACCTTGTCCTATCTGTGGTGAATATCAGGATCTAAGGTGGAAGCAATTACAGAAAGATAATGTAAATGATGTCAAATATAAATGTATACATTGTGAAGGTTTATTTGATGAGAGTCATAAAACAAAAATGCTCAGAAAGGGAGAATGGAGGACTAACAAAGATGGTGATGGTATTACAGCAGGTTTTAGATTAAATGGTTTATATAGTCCATTAGGCTGGTTTAGTTGGAAAGAAGCAGTAATGGAATTTAATAAAGCAAAAGGTGATGCACCATTAATTAAGACTTTTGTAAATACAAGGCTGGCAGAAACATTTGAAACAGATTATGTAAGTGCTATGAGTGCAGAAGGATTATTAAAAAGATGTGAAAGTTATGAACAGGCTACTTGTCCAGAAGGTGTTTTATTTATTACGCAGGGTGTTGATTGTCAGATAGACAGATTAGAAGTAAGTACATGGGGTTGGGGTAAAGGTGAAGAATCATTTTTAATAGATCATGTACAATTATGGGGTGATCCTCATCAGGCAGAAGTATGGAAGCAACTAGAAATAGTAATTAATCAACAATATGAACATGAGAATGGTAAAAGTTTAGTACCTGTTATTACTGCTATTGACTCAGGCGGTTTGCATACATCAGAAGTGTATCAGTTTGCTAGAGAAAAAGTAGCACAGGGCGTTATTGCTATTAAAGGACAATCACAGGCTAATAAACCTGCAATAGGTAGACCTACAAGAGTAGATATAAATTTTAGAAAAAGAAATAAAGCTGTAAAAAAAGGTGGTTTAGTTTATCCGTTAGGGGTTGATACAATAAAAAATACTTTAATGGGTAGATTAAAGAATAATAAAATAGGTAGTGCTGGCTATATTCATTTTCATGCAAGTACAAGTGAAGAATATTTTAAGCAGATAACAGCAGAAAGACAGATACTTAAAACTAATAAATCAGGTTTTCAAGTGCCACAATGGGTTAAAAAAGGTAATACTAGAAATGAATGTTTAGATACATGGGTTTATTCTTACGCTGCAATGTGTTTCTATATAAGTAAATTCAATAGAAATACTGTATGGAATCAGTTAGAAGATAAATTAAATAACGCTGATACTGTAGTTAAGCCTAAAAGAGCTACAATAAGAACAGCACCTAAAAAAGATTTTGTTAATTCTTGGTGAACTAAATGTTTAAATCTGACTTGCCTAGTATTATTGTTGCTGGTACTACTATTGAATGGGTAGATGAAGCTACTACTGCTGGAATAAATGAAACTATAAGTAGTCCTGATTGGACATTGGAATATTACTTAAGAACAAATACAGCAAGTGAAGGACATACTGTTACTGGTACTCAATATGCAAATAGCACAGGTTGGCAGTTTATTATTAGCTCTACTGATTCTGCTAATTTTGATGCTGGTAATTGGTTTTGGGCTGCAAGAGCATTTAAGAGTGGTAAAGTTTTTGAAATAGGTACAGGTGAATTAGAGGTTAGACAATCTTTACAATATTCTGGTACACCTGCTGCAATAGATAATAGAACACAAACAGAAAAAGATTTAGATGCTGTTACTGCTTGTATTAGAGCATTAATAGAAGATAAGGCACAGGAATACAGCATAGGAAATAGAACATTTAAAAGAATAGATATAAAAGAACTTAGAGCAAGAGAAGCAGAACTAAAAAGTAGAGTTGCTAGTGAAAAGAGGTATAGTTACATTAGTCAGGGTTTAGGAGACCCTAAAAACCTTTATGTACGCTTTTAGGAGAGTTAAATGGGCTTAAGAAACGCTTGGAAGGGCTTATTTACATCTAATAATGACTTAAATAGCCGTAGAAATAGGTTAAAAAGAATGTATGCAGGTGCAAAAGTAGATAGAACTAACCTTAGTTGGATTACACCATTATCATCACCAGATCAAAGTTATAAAAACTCTATAGAAACTCTTAGAAAACGTGTACATGATTTAGTACGTAATAATAATTATGCAGCACAGGCAGTTAGATATGCAACTAATCAGATAGTTGGACAGGGTGTAACTATGCAAGCACAAATAAAAAGTCAAAGAGGCGGTACACCTAATACTAGATTAAATGAATCTATAGAAAGTGAATGGAGTAAATGGGGTAGAAAAGATAGCTGTGATATACGTGGCGTTTTATGTTTTTCTGAACTGGAAAGATTAGCAGTAAGGTCAATGATAGAAAGCGGAGAATGTTTTATTGTTATACATAGAAAAGCATATGGTAGAAGTAAAATACCTTTTTCATTAGAGATATTAGAGGCAGAACAATTAGATGCAGATTATAAAGGTGTAAAAAAGAACAATAAAAATGTATGGCGGTTGGGTATAGAGATAAGTCCAGAAGGTAGGGCAGTAAGTTATGCCTTT